GACATATCTCCCATGTCACGCTCTTCACGTATATCCATACCTTTACGAACATCACTATAAAGTTTATCACCATCTTTGAAACTAGAAGGAACTCCTTGTAAAAAAGAATCCTTATCACCATCAGCAGCTGCAGCTCTCATCTTTGATGCAGACATTCCCGATACACCTTCTGCATCAGGATCACGTTCTCCAGCAGATATAACTTGAATGTTATCAAACTCATAAAACCCGTGTGTAGATTCAACTCCATCATATTTTTCTAGTAACTTTGTAAATTCAGCAACACGATCAGAACCAACAACCATAATGATTGATTTGTGTCCCTTGTCAAACAATACCTTTGCAACTTCAAATACATTTCGTGCTTTAGATATCTTTATGTTCTTTGCATACTTCTTATACATCTTCTTCATGTATGCAACTTTTAACCCGTGAGGTAATGGATTCTTTGCTGGATCATTTGAGTGTGTGGGAAATACGGACATAGAAGCATTGTTCTGTTTTGCAACAGAGTCCATTTTCTTTATTAGTTTTTCATGACCTGTGGTTGGTGGATTGAAACGTCCAAGTGTGAAAACTTCCGTATCACCACGAGCTTCAATTAAATCTTTAAATTTACGCATCTGATTTATCTGCCCTAGCTTTTTTAATTCTTTCCATTTCTTGTTTTCTCAATTGTAATGCCATCTTTTTAGAAATTTTATCTATTTTTTTACCATACTTTTGCATTATAAGTTGATCAACCTTAACTTTTTGTTGTAGAGACATATCAGCATATGAGGGGTAAAATTTATCTCTAAAAGATTGTGTGGCTTTTTTTCTAGCAGCCATATGAAGTTTTGCGGGATTACGCATCTTGAGTAATGCTTTTTTCTTTTTAAATTGAAATGCTGGTGATCTTGCAAGTTTTGCCATACGGCGACCCATCTTCTTTCGAGTCTGCACTGACATAACTTCAAATAATTCTCTAAATGTTTTCATTTGTCCCATGCCTTTATTGCAGTAAAGTTATTATACGAAAATTCCATACGATCTACTAGTTTAACTGCACCACCACTTACTCTATCAATTGCCACATATCCCTCTGGATTAGTGACTTTAAATCCATTTTTGGTCTTTACAAATGTATCTGTTAAACCTTTAACACTATTTAGTTTCTTTACTATCTGCATTTTTGCATCAACTAATAGATTTTGAAAAGTAATGATTTGTATTAGATTTGTAGTATTTTTTCTAACTTCTCGCATATACTCTTTTTGTTGATTTTTATATTTGTCTTTTCCAGCTGGAGATTTTACTTTATCTATCTGTTTCTTTATAGAATCAAAAACCCACTTCTCATAACCTTTTGCATGAGCAGCAGGATTAGAAATGATTTCTCCTGCACGAACCTTTGAATTATTATAAGTCTTTAAACTAGCACCAGCGAGTGTTCCTGTCATTTGACCTTGCAGTACTAGAAATGACCTTAACTTACTTGCATTAATCTTTTGAAAGGTTTTTCCAGATTGTGATAGTATACCCGTAATTTTCTCTGTCTCTGCCGCAGTAAATGTTGCCTTACCAGAAGCATCCTTGTATGTTGCATCATCCATCCACACACTAGAAGGTTTCTTCAAACTAGAAATGTCTGCACCAAAGGATGCTTTCATTCCCTGTAGAGTTTTCCCTGTATATGTTGTATGCCATACGATACCTATTTTTGATGTTTTTAATAGTCTACCAAAATCACTATTAACAGGTGCAGCATAAACGATAGTATTAGGCTGAAAAGTATAGTACTTCTTCCCATCAATCGTATCCGTTTCGATATCATCAGTGAACATAAGATCGCCTTGAAGTACTCCCTTAATGCCCAGTTTTGAAAATTCTCGTAATGCAACTTTAAACTTGGAGTTGAGGGTGCCGGATAAATCATCATCTATTTCCTGTTCTGTTTTGTATAATTTAGGATTTACGTTGAACACTGATTTTTTTGCAACAAAGAAGTCACCTGTCTCTGGTTCTATACCCGCAAACATAGCAGGAGCGCCATCCCATTTTACAGTCATATTGACAGAAGATCGACTTGCACCAGCCAACATGTCTCTAAGAGATCGTAGAAAGTTAAGAGCAGCCCTACCACCATCAACACCATAGTTGAGTATTTCATCTTCTAGATGTTCTAGGTGAAGGTTCTTGCCTCCCTTATCTTCTGTAAGTTCTAAAAAACTAATCATTATACTTTCAAAGTCGTAAAATCACACATCATTCGTGTGGGATATCCGTCTTTTCCTTGTGTATCTCTAATATTAAGTTTAAATTTATAATAAGGAGAACTCATTTCCATATCAATTCTTTTTCCTTTGCCGGTCTTACCACCATAATGTACGGTGCAAGTTCCAACTTTGGCTGCAGCCCTCATTGCAGTTTCATCCATTTTCTTAGATAAGACTTTACCTCTCATCTTATGAATGACATGATACCCGAAACCGATACCGCTCTCTAACAACTCTTTCATTGCAGCAGCATTTGGTCTTGTAGTAACCTTACCACCATCTGTTTTTACTTTATCATTAAAGATGGTACAAAATCTCTTATTATCAATACCAAATAATTCTAGTAGTTTCTTACCATCACTATCTTTGATTATACCTTTATCTATTTCTGCTTGACGCAATTTAGTTCTAATACCCACATTGAAAAATGTTGTAGTAGTTTCAAATTTAAGACTTAAAAATATCTTCTCTCCATCATCTTTTTCAAGAGTAATGTCTGTAACACTATTACCTATATCTTTACCAGAACCCTTAGTATTCGTAATACTTATTTTACCCGTAAAGTCTAGTGGCCTCTTAGTATTCTCACCACCAACTACATTTACCTTTAACCATTTAGATTCACTTAATTTGTAGGTCTTATCTAAATCTAAGATAGCATCTAAAATTTCACTATCAGCTACCTCATCAACACCCCGAGCAAACCAATCATTAAGAGCTGTTGCGAATTGGGTTTCAAATGCATTGCCTCTATTATTTGCACCACGATTACCTTTAGAACCGTTACCAAATTTAATACGGACAGTTTTTAAATCAGCATTAGTTTTGATATCACTAATATCATAAGTGCCTTTAATCGTCCTAGATACGTTAATATCTTTTGGTTTCTTTAGGTCTATATTGATAGGAGATTCATCTTTACTTTTTAGATAATTGAACAAGTTGATAACATCAGCAACACTTTCGTGAGGCCAGTCTGCTAGAGTTTTTGATATCTCTTCTTCTGATTTTGGAAAGAAACTATATGCCTCTAGAAGACTCTGAATCTTATCGACATGAGGAACATACGACTCTTCTCTGGGCCGTAACTGTGATACGTATTTTTGTAGCGACATCCAAAGTTCTCCATATATACTATAATGTATTTATAAGTTTAATGTATTACCTTTTTTTAAAAGAAATCCTCTAAATTACCACTCTCTTTTGCAGCATACTTACCAATAAGTCTTTCACTCTTACCAGCTGTTCCTATGGTAGCAAGTCTATTATCGCAGTATGCAACGCATGAAAAGCGTTCTCCTGTACCACTAATAGGTGTTACACCATGTATCTCTCTACTATCTGCAATAACAACGCTATTATCTGGTGCATCAATTCCTATACCATATCTTGGAAAGGATAGGTAAGCTCCCTCATAATCACCTTCACGAAATACGCACATGGTTGTCATACCAAATTCTGTATCACCACTATCTATATGGCAACTCATCTGTCCTGTTTGACCCGAATGATATCTGTTGGCAGATAGAGTAGTGAAACTACCCATACGATGCTGTGGTTGTATATTGTTTTCTGCAAACTTCTTTTGTTTGTTGTATATCGTAGGATTAGCTTTCTGAAATGCAATATCGTTATACTCACTGATACCATGCAATACCTCAAATTCTTCTGGATGACTCTTTGTCCAACCAGAACTATCGATACCACCCGTAAAGCGTCCTCTCTTATACCCTATCATCACTGATCGTATAGAGTTTGCATATGCAATCATACCCCAACCGCCATTCTTCTTTCTTGTGTAATAGCTGTTTGGTGTTCTTAGTTTATAATCCTCACCTTCTATCAGTCCTTTACTTTTCATCTCTATCGGATCAATAGGGCCTGAACAGTTTGCTCTCATAATAGAATCGTCTTCTATCTCTGCAAGGCAGTTTCTTATCGTATCATTCGGAAATACATTTGTGATTATATACGCAAGAGGAACATCCGTACCATCCAAAGATATACCTGGCTTCATGATTGCAGTATTCTCTGTTACAGAAACAATATCACTTAAATCAGATTCATTAATATACTTACCATTCCACTTACTGAAGGTATTCTTTTCACCATGATCATTTTTTGCGGTTATGTATTTCATATAGTTCCTTTTGGTAAAGTATAAAGCACTTCAATAAGTTCAGTAACAATTTTATCTTGTTCCTCTAGTGTATTGTTTGGCATAACAGTTATATGTTCTCTCATGAAGAAATTATTTTGAAGATTGACCATCTGTGAGTGTCTTCCAGCAATCCATGATTTGTTTTGTTGATTGCCTCTTGCATCTTGCCTAGCCTGTTCTTCTTCTGGTGTTATGGTCAACAGAAACACTTTGGTATCATAGTTTTCTGTTAGCCATTCGACCTTACTAGTTAGACGATCTCCTTCAAATATAATCTTATCATATTTATTACTCTGTTTTTCAATGAAACTTTCAAATGAACCTTTTGCCAGAACACTGTA